CATGGTCAGCAGCATCTTTGGCTAATTGGCATTGGAATAGTGCAACAGTACCTGGACGCACCTTGTTAATGGTAGTCTCAGTCACTCCGCAGCGCAGATCTTTGATCAGGATCCGTCGATACCAATTGTTCCATTGGTCCTTGGTCGAATGTTCCATCATTTTTTCGATCAGTTCCTGTACAGCATTGCCGGTGACGCTGCGACCAACCAATCCGGTCAATGCTATTGCAAATGTTTCAAATACTAAACCTGCACCGTCTGCACCAGTCTTGATAGGAACTGCTTTAACGCCAAATGTGATCATCGGATCTAGTGCAAATTTGCAACCTTCCCAAAACTCTGCATCGTGCGGTGCTTGTAGCAATACCGCAGTCAGCACTGATTCCTTGAACTTGCGGCTGTTATCTGATTCTAGTTGCTTGATAATTTCCCATGGCTGCATCATACGATCACCTGTTTTTTTGTGTTTGCTCTGTCGCTGAAAATCTTTGTGCCAAGCTTGCGTATCGTGTCTGCGGCATTTTGCGGAGCATCTTCAAACATCTGCTTAACATCATCTTCGCCGATGTTGTCATCAACTTTGATGCTGTAGATCTCATAATGACGTTGATTGTTTACTCGTGCTCGGAGTAATAACCTCATTAACAGACTACCAAAAACATTAGATTTTTTGCCCACTAGGCGATTAAATGTATCTTCGCTAGATAATGCGCTGGCATCAATGACTGATTCTACCCCAGTCATGTCCCACATCACTATAAATGTCTTGTGATTGCTCGTGGTATCCATCTAATCCTCGCAGGAAATCGTTGATGTCATTGAGTGAGATGTCAGCGATGCGCTTAGCGTCACTGACTGTGAGAATGTAGTCGATGAGCCAAACTGGCATATCTTCGTAGCTTGTGAATCTCTGTTTCATGTTTATATATTAACACAGGATTGGAGGCTGTCAACCGAATTAAGATTGGACCCATTGGCACTGGGTACGCTGCACCATGATCCATTGCCCACGATAACCGTCCCATTCCTGCACCCACCGATTATAGCATTGCTGCTGCATCTGAGGCTGTTGGTTATAATTCTGTTGGTTGTTCAGTGAACCAATCATGCCACCGATGATCAGGCCGCCGATCAATGGACCGGCCCAATCATTATTAGTATTATATCGGTGATGTTGATGGTAATGGTGCCTGCGATGACGCTCGCTAGCTTGTACTGCTGTAGTCAGTAACAATATCGCAGCAAGTGCTAGTGCGATCTTTTTCATAGTCATCTCCTATTGGAGTATTTAACGTTGGTAGGGGATACCGGACTTGAACCGATAACCTGCGGATTATGAGTCCGACGCTCTCACCAAATTGAGCTAATCCCCCATCTCTAACGTATGTATAGTTATACAGCCTTTATATCGTTTGTCAACCGCTTTTTCACCATCTTATGGATGCCCGGATTTACTCGTAGGACATGGGACATCATCTCATTTCGAATATAGTTTCGGGTAAATTTGGTGTCCAAATTGGACAGATCTTCGATCCAGGGGACATTGTGATTAACACACCAATCGACCAAATCCTGCTTGCGGGTAGCCAGAAATGGTCGGATCACGTTGCCCCGGACAATCTGTGGTAGCTTTGCTGTGCCATGCATACTAGACCAAACCCAAGTTTCTACTGCATCATCTAGGTGATGAGCTGTTATCACTGGATGCCCAATGCTATCGAGGAACTTGTAACGTTCATTGCGCCAGTGTTCTTCTTGGCTAAGACTGTTTAATTTAAGTTTGCCAATAGTAGCTGACACTAACCCAATGTCATTATCCTTGCAGTAATCATAAAGGAACTCCCAAGCTAGCATGCTGGCTTCGGTTCCATGGTTAAAGAAAGCAGCAGTTACTTTATGATTATGTCCAAGGAAATTTAATGCAGCCATAGAATCTACCCCACCCGAACAAGCTACATAAACCGTCTTGGGTACTTTATGGATTAGTTTGATCATCGGATTCTCATGTGAATTAAAGTGGGCCCGTTCTGTTTCTAGGTGGAACCCATACCCAAGGTGTTATGCGGCTAACGCATAGTCCTGTGAAACGAAATTATCGTTTGCATTTAGTGTTTTGCCTTTGTCTCGATCTTGTCTTTATTGCACCTGTCGATCCCAACTCACCCCCATCAAAAAGAAGCTATGTGCATTTTAGTCTGTTTAATTAGTTTTGAATATCTAACAAATAATGCATTGTTATACAACCTAATTACAAAACCAACGTGGTTTGAAGACAATGGATAAAAATTTATCCCATTTTTTATCTTTTGACCTTCGTCTCTCACATATATCATATATAACTTCTTTTTGGTGGAGGCGCCGGGTACTGCCCCCGGGTCCTCAGTGTCTATTCCATTAGATGTCAACGACATCAGCATAGTATTTATAATAGTTTATTATATGTTATATGTCAACTATTATTTTCATCTATAGTTTTGACATTTAGTTTAGTTTGGTGGTTGAAAGGGCATTTTGATCCGTCAAGATAATGTCCTTTAAAGTAATGTTTTTGCCAATCTCTGTCATATTCCGTCTTGCTCTGTATGAAATTGTGTCTGCTAACAACAAAAGCATTGTATTGTTCTAATAATTCAGGATTAGATTTCATATCTTTCTTGATCATCACCATATCTTCTATAGTATTTCTCAATACAGGAAAGAAAAAACATATCGGTTCATCTTTATTGAAATGTGAGCACCGGGCTTAACAAAATTCGGAGCTCCTGTGATATAAATGTTATAATTAGGAGGAGTTCGTATTACGCAATCGATGCTAAAGGTCACGATACCCATGCCAAATATGCTCTTAGCAATGTTGTTATAATTTTTATGTATTCTTACGCCATCAAAAGCATCAGTGCCGTCCCATGACACCTGAATATCTTCTTTCAGATAAAATGCCCATCCGTGTTGATTGGCGATTCCCATAGGAAGGCAACGATATGCCTTTGACCTATCCATCCAATATCTCTCTAATCTTCCTTTATCTAAGGTAAGAGAGTTGTCAGTATGCATATAATATGCTATGATCTGATTGTTAGACTGCAATTTATATTCCGAACTGATCTGCATATTGCTTACGAACTTGAAGCAACTTATCTACATAATAGTTTCTTCTATCTTCGAATACTTGAACTTCATCATCGTCTACTGATATGATGATCACTATCTTGCTGACAGGTATTCCTGTACGTTCTTCGTACATGATAGCATATGCAGCTGCCTGGCAGAAGTAGTTTGTGATGTATTCACGGTTTTTTGCTTTCTTTGCCGTCTTAAAGTCGATGATAGAAAGCATACCTTTAAACTCAGCAACACAATCGACTGTACCCGCCATCTTGAGATAATCAGAATACAACCTGACCTCTTGCATATGGACGTTATCGATATTATCATCGATGACTTTCTTCAACAGCGTGAAGTTGATAACATCATTATAATCGTAATCATCTGGAGTTATCTCTGCTCCATTGATATAATCTTCACAGAGCTGATGTATGCGAGTTCCTCGCTTAGATGCAGTAGAGCTTATCTTATTTGCTTCTGCTTCGCCGACACGGGCTCTCCATGCGGCGATACCTTTTGCACCCATCAATCCTGTCACAGTAGTAACAGAGGGGTAAAGGACACCGGCAGGAGTCTTGTAGTACCTGCCAGTGTCAGTATTGACTTGTTCTAGTATCTCACCAAGCACATGATCACTATCTTCGCAATAAGGTTTTTTAGTGAAAGATTTTCTGTTCTTCAGTAAAGTTTGCAGCATTCACAGGCACGATTCTTTGTTTAGGGTTTTCATATTGTGCTTTCTTAATAATAAAATCTTTGACCAATCCTGATCTTACGATGTCTTGTTCTTCAAATTCAATACATGAGAAGTACTTGGTCATCTTGTTTAGGATGGTCATGAAGTGGAATATTCCGATCTTCTCATCATCCCATTTCAGATCAGTCTGTCTATAATCTCCACAGAAGATGATCTTTGCATTGTTTCCTGCTCTGGTGATGATAGTACATAGCTCTGAGTAAGTCATGTTCTGACATTCATCTACTAGAATGATCGTATGATCTAGAGTCATTCCTCTCAAGAATGATGATGTCTGAAAGTCGATGATGTTTTTTGATTTGAGTATGTCATAAGCATCGCCACGTCCATATAGCTCATTGCATATTGATTGATATGGTGCTTCGTATACTTTTGATTTTTCTTTGATTGATCCCGGAAGGAATCCCATCTCTCTTGATGGCACCACTGATCTGATGATCGTGACGTTGTTATATTCTTTATATTTTTGTATCTCTTCTAGTGCAAGGTAAAGGGAAATGAATGATTTCCCTGTACCAGGTAGTCCGTGTATGAGTAGATGCTTACCGCTGGAAAAGTCTCGAAATACAGTCTCCTGATTCTTTGTTTTAGGACCAATATTTTTAAGTAATAGGTTGTTCTTTACTTGATGTTGCTCGTTTCTTTTTTGTTGTCTATTTTGTCTTTTTTCTGAACGAGAAGTCTTTTCCATGAGTTTCCTTTATTTGCTAAAAGGTGTTGATAGTATTACCCCTCCCACTAGCTTTTTTTACACGTTTGAGAACATCACGAAAACCAGAATCAGGCTTACGAATGCCTAATCTGGTTGGGTCTGCTATAGCAGTCATCGAAGGGATATGGTTGAGATGTTTGTTATTTTCAGTGTAAGTGTCTAATTCAGACATAGGCATGCTAATGTCAAAATATTCTTCTGTCTTAGTATCATAAAAAGTATAAGTTGCCATTAAACCTTAACACCTCTAGATGCCCAATACTTTTGGACGTCATCTTTATTTATGGGATCCAATCCCTTAGCACGCATCTCTTCTTCGACTAAATCTTGCAAAAATGCAGATTCGCTGACATTGCGTGGATTAAATTGTTCATCGATGATCTTTTGAGCATCTATCGGATTACTGTTCAGTGTCTGTGTCATTTGTTGTTATTCTCTCTAATGTGGATTTTAATCTGAATGTGGCTTCTGGTTCGAATTTTTTCATCACAGCGACAGTCTCATGTATGCCTCTTTGCCTACCTTGAGCCCAATAGTAGGAAGAAACGCCGAACATCAGCATCGTATACCCTACTGCTGTGATTATATTATCAATCGTCATCATATGAAAGCAATCTGTCTAGATTCTTTGCTCTTAAAGCATTATCATAGTTACGATATTGCTTTTGATGCCTGTCACGCTTGATCTCTTTAAAAGATACATTTTCTTCATCTATAAAGGATTTCTTATTGGTCGTCTTTACTCTAGCATCAAACTTCTGATACATGTTAGTAGTCTTAGTCATAGTTAGAAGAGCTCCGGATATGCTGCTTGCACGATTTCTTTAGTTATCCCCTTGTATGGGCTTTTCTTATCTTTCATTGCTAATAGCAATTTAGCATCTTCAGCTGACACTGCTTCTAGCACTTGGATAAAGATCTGTTCTCTGCGGATGGGTTTCAGGTTAGGATTCCCACCTTCGACAAAGAGATAAAACCTGTTGATCTCTTGCATCAGAGCCTTAGGTTCGTCAAACTGGCTAGCCCTAAAAGGAGGATCTCCTTCTGGGAGGAGGAACTTGATCCTAGGATCAAACATATATTTTAAGATAGTCTTCACTGAAGCATGGCTATTATATTTCAATGCTTCGATCCTATCTTCTTTCTTCTTCAATTCATTGATTTGTGTCAAAAACTGTGACACCGATTGCATCTTAAAAACGAATTTTGACATATTAAAAATCACCTACGCTATCCATTAGAAGTTTCAAATTATGTGAGATAAAATAGTTGAATAGCTTGCTCCTATCCTTACCATTTTCTTCGTTATATTTATTAATTACGCTATTTCTGATGTTTTCAGGGATCTTCGTCAGATCTACGAGCAGTTCATTACGAGCGAAGTTCCTCTTTAACATCTCCTGAGAGATGCCTTCTGACTTGAACAGATCGATCTTCTTCTGTGTCATGGGTTTCTGACGCTTATCCGTGACGAAAGTATCATCATCAGAAAGGATGTTCGGGATGCCGTCACCTTGATCACCTTTGAGGATATGTTCGTAGAGATACTGCTGAGGATTGTCTTCCTTGATCCATTTCTTACGGATAGGATCGTATTGCTTCACTGTCGCATATTTTTGGAGCTGAACGAAGTCCTTATCAGCAGAAAGGATGAGGATCGTCTCATTATTGTTCTCAGTGACGAGAGTAGCGATGATATCATCTGCTTCTGCAGATTCTACTTGAATCACTCGATAGGGGAAATTATCTTTGATCTCTCCTTTGATCTTGTTGAAGATATCAAACACTTGTGCCCAATTGATCTCAGAAGCATCACGATTCTTCTTACGATTTGCTTTGTAGTATGGGAATACTTGTTTACGCCAATAGTTCCTATCATCACAAGCGATCACGATCTCGCCATATTCATGCTGAAATTTTTGCTTGTATGACCGTAAAGAGTTTATTACCATATGTCTGAACAATCCTTCTTCCAAAGGAATGTTAGTATGATTTCCTAATTGCATCATCAGGTTCGAAATCATTACCTGATTAAAGTCCACGATTACCATTTTAAAGTTTCCAATATTTCATTATATATCTATTATATATACTATTTGTTAAGATGTCAAGTTAGTTTCTTGCTGTTCTTTTGCTTTTTCTAGATCTTCTTTTACTTCATCAGATATCGTGATGACATTATCGATGATCTCATGAAATGGATGCTCGATCCTCTTATATCGATATACGAGAGCTTTGATTGTCTCTTCAGCAAACGTGAAGTCTTTTATGTGACCCTCGTTCATACGAACAACAAAACCATAAGTTGATAGAACGCTTGCCATCGCCTCGAACACATCATCTGCTACTTCGTTGCAGTATTCTTGTCTTACTGATCGGATATGATCGAGAGATTCTTCAATGCTCGAAGGAAACATCTCTAGACCTTTATTGGGGAAGTTTACTATGTTTTCTGTCATTGTCTCACCACTTTAAGGATTACTACATTTGTATTTATCCTGTCTGTGAATGCGATAGGCTCAGATTTGATCTCTTCCATGAGCTTGCGTAGAGTGATCTTGCCCCCAGAAAGAACCTTCTTTACATATTCTTCTGGCTTACGACCGATACGCTTGATCAAGGAAGAATCGCTGTCGTACCCATCGATGCTAGCACCCTTGACGGTGAGACCTGCAGGACCTCTAGCACGATACACGCCGAGCGTCTTATACTTAGTATTGAACACCCAGAGCTCTTGAGCTGCGATGATAGTTGCAGGGTCGCATGACTGTAGCTTATACTCATTGCTCTCTTTCTGATACTTAAAGTTCTTCAAGAGCTTTTCTGTAGTAGGTGCTTTCTTCTTACGAGGAGCACGGGCCTTCTTGATGTTGCCGCTATAGCGTTCTGCATCTTCCAAGAACTTAGTGAAGAATATGATACGATCTTTCATATCTTTCTTGGTCATATGAGAATATGCTTCGTTGAGATCTGCATCGCTAGTCGTAGCAGCAGCATACAATTCCATGAACCAGGGCTTGTAATGATCGATTATCTTAGTAGCATACATCGCAGGAATCTCATTCTTCTGCAACCATTCATAGAGTGAGAACACTTCACCCTTGTCTAAGAGTTCTTCGATATCTGCGATGATATCGTACCCTCGTTCTTTAACACGATCCTGAATGCTGGGTTTTGCAAGAACCGTCTTTGGTTTATCTTCTGCTTCTTCTTTGTAATAACCAGAAGCATCTTGAATGTCATGGTTGACTCTGACCCAATCATTGACATGCAGATCTTCTTTGTTGTTAGTCGCGATCCGGCAGAGCCATGCTGCTGTCAAAGGCAGGCGATTGTCAGGGATGCTGTCAATGACCTTATGTGTCGCTTTATCACCCGCAAAGTAATCTTTCAGATACTGGCGTACATCATCTTTTTCTGTCATGACGTTATACCAGTTAAACGCTTTAAGCAGATCTACCTTGCCACGGACATTCTTAGGCTCTTCACCGAGATATTTCCAATTGACAAGATATGTCTCGCTCTTAGTCTTACGAGCGACTTTCTTCTTAAGGCCTTTAGTGCTCAACAAAGATTTAGCCATGTGTCAGTCCTCTCTAATCAATTTCCGTCAGGTGAACCATATACTAATTGTCTAAGACTATCAACCTCTTCCTCAAGCGTTGCAATCTTATCATTCAAACGCTTATTGGCTAATTTCTGACCAAGCCA